AGTTTTTCTTATTTCTATATTCTATATGGTATTTTTTCTTAGGATCAAGTTTACGTCTTAGTTTTTTAAGAGACATAGCTTCCATTTCTTTTGATGCTCCGACTTCGACGTATATTTCAGTCTGACCTGTTTCATCATTTATACCAGGTGTTTCTGGTCCTAACTCCATAACTTTGTATTTATATCTCATCTCCAACCTCCCGCATATGGGTGTTGAGCAGAAGTAGATACCTGTTCATAAGTTGGTTGCACCACTACCTGTGTTGTAACCGGTTCTTTTGGCCACACACCGTATTTTGTATGAAAGTCAAATCGATCTAAGATTTTAAGATCTAGTTCTTTCTCTTTTATATCGTTATATCTTTTTAACTCTTTTATTAATGCTTTAAACATATTTATCCTTTCTTGTTATTGTTTTCATTTATGGGAATATATACTAAAAAACAGGTATTGCAAGTATTATTTTTTTAAGATAAAAGAAAAGTCTCTTCTCACACCTTTTGTTTGTGCGTTCCATTCTTGGAATGCACAGACATTAAATTACAACTTTTGATTGATTTTTTGGTTTAGGTTGTGGAAGTATTATTTTATATTCGTGACACTCAAACTTAATATATATGTCATGTTTGTTGACATCTTTTCGCCCTATTTCGGCCATCTTTTTTTCACTTTCTTTGTAGCCTTCAATCATACAACCATACTTGTCATAAAATCTATCAGGCCATATGTATGGGTCCATACAAGTTTGTTGTGCTGCAGAACATAAATATAATATTAAAGCTACTTCCATTATCTTGTTTTCCCTTGGCCTCGGTATTTTTTAAAACTACGTCGGCGGTTTTTGTTCATTTTTGCTTTGCTAGGATTACGTCCAATCGACGTTTTGTGAAACACAGGTTCATGTGCAACCTTGTTTAAAAATCCTTTAATCTTTGCCAAAGTAATTTTCCAAATCTGATTGTAATGTTTCTTTCGTGAGAGCTGGTATATAACTTATCTTGCCGTTAACATGTTGTTCAAGATCAGCTCCGCAGGTCATACATCTATAATATTCTTTTGTAAGGCCAACTAACATAGTTAGTTCATTACATGTTGGACATTTACCTGTAACAATTTCTGCATTCAATCTAAAAGGTTTCATGCTAGTCTATTATCAATTTCTTGATACTTCTACTACCGTCAATATTGTCCTCTAACTCTGCAGATCCCTTCCAGCATTTGTACGTAACAGATTCTGAAAATGTTCTTTCAGCTTCGCGCTTACCACGCAAACACATAGCCATATTTTCTTGTAAACGTGCCTCCTTGATCTCTCCGTTTACAAACATAAGTAATCCCACTACAGCTTCTATCATTGTCCATTACCGTTTTTATAATGTATTTCTCTATTTGCGTCTTTTAGTTTTTCAATGTCTTCTAAAACTTTGTCCATTTGTTTACGTAAGAATTCTATATTAACTTTGTTTAACGCCATGTTTTCAATATGTTTATTTAACTTGTCCGTTGACTTATAAAGATCCTCGATCATCATGAATTGTTCCGAATCGGCGGGTAATGAACCTAGTTGCCCTCTTGGCCATTTGATTCTAAACTCTGTGTTCTCTTCTAAATCTTTTTCCATTAATTGTATTCGAGTGTCAGCTATGTTTAGCCTTTCAACAATTTGAAAGTAGCCCATGGTGCCGAGTGCTACGATTACGATCAGACTAGCAACCGTCTTCATTGGCATTTGTACTGCTGCTTCCTCAGATATATTTAATGGTTTCTTGCTCATCTAGGTACGTATCCCGGCTCTAAGAACAAAGCCATCAATACTAGTAATATGATTAATATTCCCGTAAAATAGTAATTCATTCCTGGCTACCTCTATTGTCATAGCCATCTATTTTATATTTTTATAGGGTAAAAATCAATCTTCTTTGTCTTCTATCTGGTAGAACATCTTGTCAGTATCTTCTGTAACCCAGTCTTTATTCTCGACAGTCCAGTAAGTATTTTGGACTTTAAAGTCAGGCCAAAACTTATCAGTAGTATAGTGAGACAGGTTCCACAGAATACGATTATTAGGCTGAGCTGCAAAATTACCGTTATCGAGCTCCAGTATATGTGCACACTTATGTTCTTGAGGTATTTCAGAATGGTCAGTGTCCAGGATGTTGCTCTCTGGATGGGCCCAATCAATTGTAAATAAATACTCACCTTTATAAAACTTTTTGTCTTTACCTAAAAATTTACCGCGTTGATTACAGAGGTAACTAAAATGATGAACACTGGGATAATAACTAAAACAGTTCCACAGTTCCAACTCGTGAGTCTGCATATCGGGCACTTCGGCTCTGTCATACGATTTTTGGAAAAACGCGCCGATAGGCAATCTCCAGTAACACGCGCCGTTTGTAAGCATGATATTAAATAAGATCGCCATCCCTGATATCGATGAGATACCAAAGATAACACACTCAAGACTTTCGCCTTTATGTTGTTTAAGATCATACAAATACTCCTTTCGTACTTTACAATAAATGGGTGGTATATCTGCGTTTAAAAAAGCCATGCGCCCAATATAAATCCAGCTATAAATCCACCACCAGCAAGAACGATTTCTTGTCGATGTAGTAGGGACCAAGTATTTAATTTACTTAATATCGCCCCAATTTTTTCCTTGTTCATAATCAACCTTATTTGGTACTTTTAATGTTACCGCAGATTCCATAATTTCAATTATTTCCTCTGCTTTTTCATTAGACTCAACAGAAATATCTACTTCATCATGAATCTGAATGTGTGGTATTATACCATTTTCATACAATGCCACCATACTTTTTTTTGTCATATCAGCCGCAGATCCTTGTATTAATTTATTCAAAGCTTTGTATGTAAACGCACGTTTTAATGGCTCATCATATTCTTTTCTTGCTTGTTCTAATGGCAAAGGTTTATGAACTCCAAACTGCACTGGCTGCCATAAATCAAAATGACATGCACGTCCTAACAAAGTTCTAATTTTACCTCTATCGTTTGCTTTACGAGATACATTATCCATCAGTTGTTTTACGAATGGAGCTTTGGTGTGGTATTGTTTTATTAATTTTTCTGCAGAGTCTTTCATTAATCCTAACTCTGCCATTAATTTATTTTTACCCATACCATACATCAAACCTAAATTAATTGTTTTAGCTTGCTTTCTTTTTATGCCTGCCATGTCTGCAACAACCTGGTGGAAGTCTGCATCACCTGCGTTGTATGCTTCTACAATTTCATCAACTCCAGCTAAATTTTGTAATTTAGCGTAGTGCACTAAAATTCTAGGTTCTTGTTGTGAATAATCAAATGACCCCCAACTATGATTTTGTTCTGGTATAAATATAGATCTAATTAAAGGACCAAGTTCTGGATGTCTTGCGGGTATCTGTTGTAAGTTTGGATTAGACATACTGAATCTACCAGTCACAGTTCCACCTTGATCTGATCTAATTTGATTTATATCTGCATGTATTCTACCATTGACTGCATGTTTAGTTATTGAATCTATAAATGTGCTATGAGCTTTGTTAAGTTCTCTTGCTTCAGCAATTGCTTTTGGTAATTCGTGTGGGTGATTCTGTAAAAAGTTTTTTGTAAAACTAGGTTCTTTACTTTTCTCTGTTCTGTCATACGGAAGTTTTAATTTATCAAATGCTTTTGCAATACTACGAGCAGCCATTATTTCTACATCAACTCCAGTTAGTGCTTTGATTTTAGCTAATATTTTTTTCTCTTTGTGTATCAAAGAATTTTTAATATTGTCTGCTTTTTCTAAATCAACTCTTACACCTTTAAATCTCATATCAACTAAACATGGAAACAATCTTGTTTCCAAATTAAATATGTCCCATAACTCTTGTTGATATAATTCTGTTTCTAATCTTTTCCAAAGTTTGAGTGTGGCTTCTGCATCACGCTCTGCATATTGTCCAACAAACATAGCAGGTAATCTCCACAAATCTTTTTTAGGATCAATGCCATATTCTTTTGCTGCAGCGTTTAAAATATTTTCATCTTTGCCAATACCAATGTAATGTCTAGACAATGTATTTAATTGATAAGACAATCTATTCTCATCAATTAAAGATGCTGCTATCATCGTATCTACAACTTTACCTTTAATGGTCAGTCCTGCTGACCTTAACCAACAGATATCATACATTGCATTGTGAAATATGAAGGTGGTATCCTCTTGGTTAAAAATATCTTGCAACCAAGAAAACACCAATTTTTTGTCCATATTGCCATTTGACTCGTGTTGTATAGGAAAATACCCTGACCAGCCCTCTACGGCCACCGCAATGCCAGCAATGTGCCCTTTTCCAGTGACATTACCAGACCCCAGCTCTTTTAGGTTAGGATCATTGGTCTCTAAATCTATTGCTATTTCTTTGGCACCTCGAAGATCTTTTAGCTCTTCGGGCATAACCCATTCTGTCTCTGGTGTGAACAGAGGTATTTGTGTGCTCCTCACTTATAATCCCTTTCAATTATCATCTCGATAAAATGAATGGCTTTTAACAGATCTTGTTTTTTGCCTTTATCTTGATGCCTGATTATGTATTTAATAGCACAACCCTCTGGATATAGCAACTTATTCTCTACCACAAATTTACTAGGCTGTATCACATACTTTTGATAGTGTGATCCTCCGTGTTGTTTATCCCAAACTTTACTCATAATATGTAAGCCTTATCAAAATCTTTTGGATCCAAGACATGCAATTCGCGCTTCGCTCTCGTCGCTCCAGTATAAAATAATCTATGTAGTTCATCCGGATCATAACTAAATGTTTCGAGTGCAGCATTGGTTATGTCTTGCATCAGTAAGACCTTGTCAGCTTCTCCTCCTTTCGCTCCGTGTATTGTTGACATTAGTATACGAGGATTTTTATTTAACGTTTCACCATTCGCCCTCATATTACGAATGTAGTTTTCAGTGATAGGATCTAGTCCTTCAAACGCTTCATACCAGACACCATCTACTAAAAGTCCATGATCTTTTTTACATTCCTCTAATGTATATTTATCTTCAGAGTGTAATGTTTTACCTTTTCTAAATCCTTCCAATACATTTGATCCAAGGTATTCATAAATATTTTTTATCTCCAGGTGATTTAGTAAGTCACCTTTGCGCCAGGCTTCCCAATTATTTAATGCTAACAATAATTTTAATGATATTGAATTACGTCCTTTGAAAGAATAATACCAACCTCTTAGTTCACAAACTTCTTTGACAGAATCTAAAAAATGATTTGCCGAAGATAAAACTAACCAATTCT